GGTGCAGTGCTCGCATTCGACAATGTGAACTTCCAGGTTCGCGTTAATGGTGTTCCCTATCAGGATGGTAGCACTTGGGTTTATGAAGTATATGTTGCAGATGGTCACGCTGGTTCGTACATCCCTGCAGAGTATATGATGCCCGGCCGTCAGGTTGGTCGTATCGGTTCTGCTTACGAGGAGTACAGTGATGAGGCAGATATCATCAACTATCAGACTCCGTTTAAGATGCGTAACAGCCTTACAACGCTGCGTCTGACTTATGATATCACCGGTGACGCTTATAGCACCGTCCTCGCTATTCAGCTGACTGATCCCGCTACGGGTAAGAAGAGCTATCTGTGGGCTGACTATCAGTACTGGAAGGCTCTCCGTGAGTGGAAGAAGCGTGAGGAAAGCTTCCTGCTGTTCTCGCACAGCAACCGTAACGCCGATGGTACTTATAGCCTGAAGGGCACGAACGGTCGTCCTGTACCCATCAGTGCTGGTCTGTTTGAGCAGATTGCTCCCGCCAACGTTCGTTACTACACCACTCTTACTACTGAGCTGCTCGAAGATTACCTCTTCGATCTGAGCTACAATATCCTTGGTACTAACGAGCGTAAGTTTGTTGCTCTGACTGGTGAGATGGGTATCCGTGAGTTCGACCGTATCCTTAAGGAGAAGGCTGCTAGCTTCCAAGTTATTGACACCAAATTCATCACTGGTAGTGGTCAGGAGCTTACTCTCGGTGGTCAGTTCACTACGTATAAGATGGTAAATGGTATTGAGCTCTCCGTTAAGCGTTGCGCTCTGTTTGATAACATGGAAATGTTCCGTACACTCCATCCGGTTTCCGGTAAGCCGCTGATGTCGTATACCTTCCTGTTCGTTGATCTCGGTCAGCGTGATGGTCAGGCTAACGTCGTTAAGGTTTGCCGTAAGGGTCGTGAGTTCGTTCAGTGGTGCACTGGTGGTTCTGTAATCCCCAGCGGTTACGGTAACAGCATTACCACGCTGCGTTCTAACAGCCGCGATGGTTATCAGGTTCACTTCCTTGGTGAGGAAGGTATTATGCTTCGCAACCCGCTGTCTTGTGGTATTCTGTACTGCGATGCAGAGGATAGCGAGACGATGAGCCTCTAATATTAACTTAGCTTTCATGGGGTCTTCGGACCCCTCAAGCTATAACCTTTAGTATTATGAATATAGAAGGTAAATATAATGGTGAAAATAAACCCCATTCGACATGCGGACAAGTTCTCTATACAGATAACAAACCTCTATATAGATATAGAGAACGTCCCTAGAGTGGTAAAACACCAACACCAAAAGAATAATTATGATAGTAGAATTAAAGATTAAGAAGTCCAATCCTTGGGCCGGTTTGATTAAGTATAAAGGATGTAGCGATTACATCGCTCCTTATTTCACTCGGTCTGGGTCGATCTACACAGGTCTTACACCTGAGGACGAGAAGAAATATGAGAAGGCGCTTGGCTACGCCGAAGGTACACTCGCAAAGGAAAGTGATTTTTGGAAGACTTTCTGTGTGAAGGTTGGTTCAAATAGCCTGTTTTTAGATGATTCATATCCACGCCAAGAGATGCTTATTAAGTTCCTTTCTGGCCATAAGCGTGTTGCTACGTCACTCGATAAGTTTACTGCAGGTAAAGATTATCTCCTGATCAACCGTGAGGCTGAAGCTATTGAACGTAATAAGATTAATAAGCAGCGCAGGGATGCCATCAAAGCGTTTGATAAACTTACGCTTGATGAAATGCGCAAGTGTCTGCGTTTGTTTGGCGTAAAAAGCGACAACCTTTCCAATGAACTCGTAGAGTCTACTTTGTTCAACCTTGTTGACAAGCAGCCTAAGAAGTTCTTCGACAAATGGGTCAATAACAATAAGAAAGAAACTGAGTTCCTTATTGAGGAAGCTATAGCTAAAGGTATCATCCGTAAGGATCGTACTCAATACTATTACGGCAGTGAAATGCTCGCAGATACTCTCGACGATTGCATTGCATACCTCGATGCTAAGAAGAATCAGGATCTCAAGCTTTCTATTATCAATTAGGTAGAGAATAAGTAATAAAACATGACGACGTATGACGCATAGTAATATTAAAGAAAAGTTTTTGATTGAGTATGACAAAGCTAGTATTGCTTCGTCATATCCGTCGCTTACAGACTATGAAATTGCTACAGTACTTGACAAAGCGTACCTGGCCTTAATAGCACAAAAATTAACAGGCAATAACCCACGAGGGGTACAATTTGAAGGAGATACTAAAGCAATTGAAGATATCCGACCATTGATAACTCGAACGACAATTCTTCCGTCGGATGTAGATAAAGAAGCTTCCAATGAATATGTGTATGATTTACCTGAAGACTTTATGTACTATCTTCAATCTAAAGCCAACTTAGCATACAAACCTAACGCTATAGATGAGAAGACACATTCTTTGGTAGAAGTAAATCTGGTTACTCATGAACTCGCATCAAAATTCATGTGTACTACACACAACTTCCCTTGGGTTGAAATTCCAGTATGTTGCTTAGAAGATAACATACTTAGAATGTTCATAGACCCAATGAGAGTAAATGATAATAAAGAACCTTCTTTAAATCTCATGTACATCCGTAAACCGAATAAATTCTGTGGAGAGTATTCCTCTTCTAATGAATTCTTATGGAATGATACAGAATTTGAGTTATCTGATACAATGGCAGAAGAGTTAGTTAACTTAGCTGTATTAATGTCTACTAAGATTGTCGAATCTACTAGACTTACAGCCGAAATATAGACAAGACCACTTGAATCATGACTGTAGAACAAACACGGAAAATGGGTATTGAATTCGAGCGCAGACTCCACGAAATATACCCAGAATTTAGGAATAATGAAAAGCTCGACACTGATACGATATATTCGTTTCTCAGTGAATATTAGACAAAATACGTGGAGGATTTGTATCTGGCAGATGGTCAAGTTGAAAATGATTCTAGAGCATCTGTTAAGATAAACGATATCACAAAGACTTTAACACGCACGGTAACGATTCCGCGTCTTTACGACAATGAAGATACTTTCGATACAAGATATGGCGTTCGGTTTGAATTGCCGACAGATTACTTTTCTTACATAAGTAGCACTAGTGTTATTAGTAAGAATTACAAACAGAATGACCATACAGTAAGTCTTACATACAAAAACAACAGAATGTACACTCCCAATAAAACCGTCAAATGGGATGATGCAAGCAGCGTAGCCGAAAGATACTACAACAAAGGAATATTACGTAACCCATTAGTTATAATGGAATCTAAAGCCAAACAACCTTACATAGAAGTAATATGTGATTCGTATACCAAGATAGATGCTCTAAAATTAACTTATCTGATGGCTCCGCACGCGTTCAACGTGTTGAACTACAACGATGACGATGATTCAGCAGAGGCAGTACATAGTAATTGTGAGCTGCCCTATATGTGTTTCAACGATCTAGTTAAAGGAGCTGTAGACATGTATATAGCAGAGTACAAGTTTAAGTTAGCCACGAATAACAATAATAACCGTAGGAATAACAGAAGGGAGGAACAGCGATGAAATACATTAAAATAATCGAAGCGTTTGAATATGAAATTGCCAAGCTAGATGACGCTGTTAATAAACCATCTACTGATGATTCCCTGTTTTGGCTCAACCAAGCAGTAGGTAAATTTGTTAAAGAGCGGTTTAATGGAGACTTTGTTCATAAAACATCATACGAGCAAAATGAAAAGCGTAGAACTGACCTTATCAAATTGTTCTGTTCTAAAAAGTATGATAGAACTAACATGGTTCATATCAAGAAGCAACCGAGCTACGATCAGTACATAATTAAGTATCCTGAAGATTTCTTGTTTTCACTCAATGAAGATGTAATAATTTCAGATTTAGAAGGTGAACATAAAATGGACACTTGCATGTTTGAATGTACACAGGATAGTTTCATGTACAGAATTACAAATAGTTTGACAGATTTCCATTATCGTTATCATAGAGCACGCCCGTTGAGAATACGTAACGTGGATGGGTGCGAATTGTTAACCGATAAGAAATATAAGATACATGAGTATACACTTGGGTATCTTAGAAAACCAAACGAAATAACTCTTGAAAATCCATTTGATGAGTACGAGGATTTTGAAGATATTATACTTTCTGAAATAATTAAAATAGCCGCTCAGATGTACTTAGAGAATTAGAAAGACGAACGGTATAAAACGATTACTACAGAAGTAAGTACTCAAGAATAATAACAATTTAAACGTGGAAACCCCAGCCGGTTGGGTCCGGACTAATGCTCCCGCAGAGTGGACATTAACGTATAGGGGGAGTAGAATAAATTAATATAAATATATGATTACATACGTAAATACTGTGCTCGTTTCTAATAAGAACGGCGCTACGCTTGCTACTGCAGCTGATCTGACTGGTAAGCCTTCGAAGGCTGATCTTCAGAGTGTTGTTGGTAAGTTTGTTTTCATGAACTGCGATCCCGCCAAGCAGGACGGTTCTAAGATTACTGATATTTATGCTTTCGATGCAGATTGTGACACGTTCCGTCTTGGTGTTGTTACCAACGACTACTACACTCGTTTCGATAAGACAGCTGGTGCAGAGGTGTTCATTCCCGTCGTGAAGTGGTCTAACGAGATTAAGACTGCTGACATTAAGTCGATGTCTGTTCTCACGTATAAGGATGACACTGAGGATGTTATTAAGGTTGACTTCTCTAACCTCGATAGCAATTTGTCTGCTCGTATTGCTCAGGGCGGTATTCCTGTCGTTCTTCGTCTGACCTTTAAGGATATGCCTACTCGCTTCCGTAATTGGACTGAGAGCTATGACTATATCACGAAGTTTGGTGACACCGGTACTGAGATTGCAGAAGGTCTTGCTGAGACTATTTCTCTGCAGAAGAAGCGCGCTCGCGTTTGGGCTTCCGCTTCTAATGGCGTTCTTACGCTGACTGCTATGGAGTATGACGATGACAATTCTAACGACAGCGAGAACTTCACAGGTAAGGTTCGTTTCAACGCTAACTGCTGGTACAGCGATCCTACGGCTCCTGGTTTTGCTTCTAGCAACAAGTATGCCATTGGTACTGTAGGTAAGTAGGTTGGTGTTCAGTATCCCGCTTCTGCTAAGAATGTTCGTGACCACGAGCGTACTGCTCAGGGTTATCAGGGCATCCTGCATCGTCACAACTGGTACGATCCGAAACCCGCTATGGTCGCTAATATCGACTATAAGTACAACGGTATTACTCTCGAGTTTGAGAACATGTATCGTGCTGCTGATGACATCTTCCGTAAGACGAAGCAGACTGTTGAAATCTATGCTTCTAACAACGGTGAAGCTCAGAGCCTTACTACTCTTGCTAACAACCTTAAGAGCATGATTGACGTTCGTCAGAAGCCCGTTGTCTCTATTGACAACAGCGCTGCTTACGATTCAGAAAACTTCGCAAACGCGTAAATTTAATAAACTAAAGTCGGGGTAGGGGAGTCTCCCTGCTCCGGCTTTATTATTTTATAACAATTATGGATATAAGAATAGGAAACGATATTAAACTTAATGTAACTCTTCAGGGCCAAGGTGACCTCGATGAAAAGAATATAAAACTTATAGAGGCATACTTGACTAATACTGCAATGGAAGAGTTTTTAGATCCTTCTGCTCCTTTTGCGCCAGTTGGATGTTGCGATCATATATGTGGAATGAGAGGATATCATTTCCCCGTATTCAATTCAGGATGCCCCAGCTGCTGTGGTTATCACGGATGGCCTCACCACTATTATTGGCATAACTGGATACGTCCATTCAGATTTGACAACGGAGTACTTGTTCCGAACTACGGTCATATGTTCTGCCGTCATCACTGTCATTTCCCTAAAGCAGGCCATAACTATAGTTTCTTAGCTCCTCATAAACTTACAGGTGAAGCTAACAAAATACAAGTATACTTCCCTGCACAGAAACAAGTTGCAGAGGGTGATTATACTCTTACGATTGTAGTACATGCTTATGAATACGGATGGGGTAGAAAAGATCTTCGTACATACACAATGGATTACGGTAAAGTATTTAGACTTACGGATGACGAAAACGCTCTGAGTGGTAACGTAGAGATAGACGTGTATGCATCTGGCGAATCTCAGCCCAGCGGCGGTTCTACTAAGATTATACCTGGTTATATCGGTGTTGTGAATGTTACTCCAAACGGATACGATTATACAGATCAATCCTTTGAGTCTTCTACTGGTTCTGATATGCCTAAGGGTGCTGCTAATGTAGATCTTACCAAACTTACTCAATATGAGAATGTAGTTGGTAGTAATACAGTATATACTAATGACGCTTCATTCTTATGGATTGTGACAGATAGTCCTATTAAGTAGGCATCTGCTGGTACATTTGATATTCCTCTTTCTGAAGCTGAGCAATATAATAATAAGTATTATTACGCTTGTCTTAATCCGCTTGCAAAGAACAAGTCATTCAAATTAACGATAGGAGGTTAATATGGTTAAAGATTTTACAAAAGAAGATATACCTGTACTCGGTAGACTTGTAAGTATTTCTGATGACAATACTGTTGCTAATGCGGAGCAGATATGGGATGCTAAACAAGAAACCAATTAGAGCGAAATAAATTAGTCTGTAGAAAATCGTCTATTGACAATAGAGAATACCAGCGGTCTTACTCCAGAGTATAAGAATATATTGGATTACTTGCTACTTTCTACTAATCTTGCAGAATATAATACCGGAGATTGGAATGCCGAACCTGAATTATTTTATTATCCCGTAACATTTAAAAACCATGCCGTATTCGATCACGGTTAGGTTGAAGTAGGGAAAGGTAATCTTACAGTAAATGATCCGGATGGACAGTGGTATAGTTTAGTTGTTGACGGAAATTTTCCAAATACAGATAATAAAGCAATTATATCTTACGGTAGAAATAGTATTTCTGGATCTTTGGATATAGAAGGTGACGAAGGTTCACAAGCTTTATATGTTAGTAGAGGTAATGCGCGGTTTAATAATGATTTACATACTGACGGTAATTTAACTGTTGCCGGAGACATAAAATCGGTTACTGGAGATAGTTTTTTTAACGGCGACATCAATGCGCAAAGCGATTTAAATGTCGAAGGGACAGTAAATATAAATAGTTTAGATAGTATATTATTGTCTGATAGTGACGGTTTAACGTTGAATCAAATAATAGACGGCGTAAACGAAGTAGAGGTGTGGGAACTCAATGTAGACTTAACCACAAACATCGTAGATTTTGGTTAGCATACTAAACAAGAATGTCAAGATATAATCAAAAGTGGAAAAACAATAAACGTTCTTATTTATGCTAACGATTTATCTGTTCCGATTTATAATCTTTACTCTATTATATAGTTCGGAGGTATATATTTTGTACAATGTTGTGTAAATCCGTTTGATTCTAATTCTGTCGCAGTGACTTATATTGCTGCCGGTATGATTGGAGAAAACGGCCTAATTGGACAGTGCGAAGTAAAATCTGTTCAAACTTTAACTAGTAAAAATTTATTAAGAAGCATTACTATATACGATCCGCTGTATAAGTCTGAATGGGAGTCTGGTTGTGGTATAGGATTAAGATATGATTCGTCTGTATTTACTACAATAGCAAACCCAAAAACATTGACTTTAAAAGAAGAATATGTTAATTTACCAACCTAGAAACAAGATACATTAATATCTGGTGAGAATATCAAAACCATAAATGGTGAATCTCTTCTCGGTTCTGGCAATATCTCTATAACCGGAGGCGGAGGTACAGGTAATGTTGTAGATAATAATTATGTTCATACCGATAATAATTATACTACAGCAGAAAAGGAGAAACTTGCAAATATACCAGCTGATGCGGAAGCAAACATACAATCCAATTGGAATGAGACAGATACTTCATCTGACGCATATATTCTTAACAAACCTACTGCTCTTAGTGCATTTACAAACGATATGCAGTTTGTTACAATGGGCGATATATCTACAGCAGGTGCTATAACGGCAACAGATATTCGGAATTGGAATAACAAAGCAGACGCTGCTACTAGTTTGTCCGGATACGGTATTAAATTCGATCATAATTATTTTGAGGATGACGAGACTGATGGTTTAACCTTTACTGCTCAATATATCACAGATCATCCAGTGAAGATGACTCAAGCACAGGGCGCTTCAGAATGGTCTACTGCCGGTGACAATAAAGTTCCTACTGTTGGCGCAGTATATAATAAGTTCTTGGCTAACGATGATTCTACTGTTGTAAAAACCACAGGAAATCAAACTATATCTGGAACCAAGACGTTTAGTGCTGCTCCTATAGTATCAGGTATAAAAGCATCTGGAGACAATCAGAGTGGTATAAAATTATTCACTACCAACGGATCTATTTCTGCACTTAAGACAATAAATGGAAATAGTTTATTTGGCACAGGCAATATATCAACTACATATTCTAACTTCACGTCTCCTACTAATAATGCAGCTGGCGTAGCTGGTCTTGTTCCAGCTCCTGCAGCAGGTACACAAAACTATATACTTGGAGCAACTGGATGGGTTAATCCGTCACTTCTTGTAGAAGATGACGTCACCGTAATCATAACTCCTACCGATGCAAATATTCGAATGATCATGACACTGGCTGCAAATATGACCGAAACTCTTTATAATGCAGCTTATAGTTTGAATACAAGTGGCTTCACATTTACTATTAATGGGCAACAGTATTCGTATAATGAGATAAGCCAAATGAAGAGAAGCAAATTTAAATTTGAATTCTCTAGTGATTTTGCGTATAATACAAGTACACAAAATGGATTTACAATAACATCTCACAAGTTTATTCCGTATGATCATTCTGACATGTTGGTAATATACGCAATACGGGACGATGACGAAGCATTTGTATTTGGATTTGCATCTAGTACATTTATGTTTGGAGCACTAGGACCAGACTTACAATATAATAAGCTGAAGATAAAGTACAACGCATCGGATAACAATAATAGATTATTTTCAGTACTTTCACAGTTCTATCAGGTATTTGGGATGAAATCTGATATAATTGACTTAGTCAGCCATAAGTTAATATACGACGCAACTCCAGTTACTGCAGATCTACAATATGCAGGAGATAATATAGCATTCTACGGATTAATTGGTTCTACTGATATGACCAGTGATGGAACTGGGTTATCGTTTAGTGCTCGTCCTGAATATGGTCTAGTAGAATATAGAAACGGCGTATTGGTAGTATGAATATAACAGTAAAAAGAATAGCTAAACGCGCTTCATACACTATAGGTAGGATGTATATAAACGGTATATATTTTTGCGATACATGCGAAGATACAGATCGTGGGTTAACTCAATATATGTCTTTAGCTGAGATTAAACGTAAGAAGATATATTCACGCACAGCTATACCTACTGGTACATATAATGTTACAATGAACATTGTATCACCAAGATTTAGTAAGCGTGATTTTTATAAAAAGAATTGCGACGGAGGTAGAATACCTCGGTTGTTAAATGTGCCAGGGTTTGATGGTGTTCTTATTCATGTAGGCAACTCTGCTGCTGACAGCAACGGATGTTTACTTGTTGGTAAGAACTCTCAAGTTGGCAAAGTACTTAATAGTACCAATACCTTTCTTGCTCTTTATAAAAAGCTCAAAGAAGCTAGTTTAAAGGGAGAGAAGATAACGATTACAATACAATAAGACATGGAATTTTGTAGCTCTATTGGTAGTTTTGTATAGCATATTGGTAATACAATCAATGCTATCACCTAGGGTAGCGCTTGGTCTTCTATGATGATAGGAGCCGGTGCTGTACTTACAGCCTACATAACACCGATAGTTGGATTACTTGTAACATGTTTCGCCCTCACTGCTGTAGATATGATCTACGGCATTGCGGTGGCTAGGAAACAGCATTAGAAAATCACTAGCGATAAAAATTGGCATGGTACATTAGGTAAACTATTTCACGAAATGATGCTGATAAGTTTAGCTCGTCTTGTAGAATTTACAATTATAGATGCCACTGGAGTATTCGTACTCACTGGCGGTATAACTGTTATTATATCTCTTACGGAGTTATGGTCGATTATAGAGAACCTTAATACTCTATATCCCAAAGGTCCTTGGAAGATACTTAAGGCATTCTTAAAGAAGAAGGGCGAAGACTATACAGGAATTGAATTAGACGATTTAGAAAATGAAAATAGTAACGATACTAAGGTGGCTGATAAGTCACGGAAATATCGCCGCTAAGGCTATTTTAAGCCTCTCTGCTGGGTTTTTATTACTTTGGGGTATAAGTACCTACAAAGAGAATAAAAGCCTCTCAGAACGCTTAGAATTAGCTCAAAACAACATTGAGGCCTATTAGGGTGC